TGACCCCCAACCTTAAGTGTAGCTTCTAGTACTTTTCTATTGTTTAAAATCCCCTTATTTTGTTTAGTTATAGATTCAACAATTTGGGCTTGTGATTTACCTGTTTTTAGAGAATATTCGGTAACGGCTGCTGCTTCTGCTCCTTGAAGGCCTAATTTATCTGTTAATTCAATTTGACCTGTAAGTATTTCTTGAGTTAACATGGCATTAGTGCCATATCTTTCATTTATGTCTTTAGTAGCTTGTAATAAAGATTTTTGAGTAACTAATATGTTATTAGATGAACCTACTATTTCTGAAAATCTTTGGTTTAATAGTAGTGCTGAATCACTTGTAATTGCAAACGATTTGGCTATATCAAATGTTCTTGCACTAAACTCAAAAGCCATATTTTTTAAAACTCCAAAAAGTTTAATCATCATCCCGAGCATGAATATGGGATCCAATAATGATTTTCCTATTACTTTAAAAATTTCTTTTATAGCAGTTCCTGCTACAGTAAATCCATTACCTGTTTTTGCTGCTTCTCTCAATTTATCATTTATTTCATCTAAGTAATGAGAATCTACTCCTATTTTTTGTAAAAAGGCAGAAATACTTTTAAACAACACTCCCGTAATGCCTAAAGCTCTATTTATTTTTTCTTCTTGTTTTAATCTTTTACCTGTTCTATCTAGTATTTTATTTAATTCTGGGAATTCTTCTTTTAATGCTTGTAATATACTTTGGTGTTCTTTAGATATTTTGCCTTGTTCTTGTAATTCTTTTAATTTTGTTTTTAATCTATCTTTATCTAATTTATTAAAATCTCCTAATATTCCTTTAGATTGTTTTTCTTTTAATAATGCTTCAGCTTTAAGTTTAATATCATCTTTTAAACTTGATATTCTACCTTTATATGTTTTAAGTTGTTTTAAATTTAACTCATATATATCTTTTTCATCATACTCTAATTGACGAGTTATATCTGATATTTTGCTGTAATTTTTTAATATATCTTTTGTAGTTCCGTCTATTCTACTATAATCATTAACTGAGTCAGATAGTTGTTTTCTGAGTTTTGAAAATGAGTCTCCAATGTCTTCAGAATTTTGACGTATTTGAGATAAATGATTTTTTAATACTTCAATACTTTCTGCTATTTCAGAAGCTGTTGTTTTAGTAGCAGGATCAAAAAGTGTAAAACGTGTTTTAGTTAAAGCTTTATATTCCTCTATAAGCCTTTTTAATTCTTTAGCATCATCCGCCATTTTTTGATAATATTAGTCGGTAATAAATATTAAGAATTGTAATCTTATTTATATTTTATTTTAGATTTAGTATTAGAATTATTAAATTTTGGACCAGGAGTTATTGATTTTGGTACTTCTCCCCAACTTTCACGGTTAATTTTGCCCGAAGAGTCTATTAGTGTGTTTTTGTTACCGGATTTAGAATTAGCAGATTCGTATGATTCTGTTTCTTTATCATAAAAATCTTGTATTTTTTTAAATGTAAATAATCTTAACCACCTAGGCATTTCATACACTGTATTCCAGTCATATCCACCTTTTCCATGGAATACAATTTCATGAATTTGTGTAAATAAACTTGCTCTAAATTCAGGTGCTAAATCAGAAGTCAGGCCAAAAAAACTTAAGCCCAACTGGTATATCGATTCTAGTCGAACTTCCTTCGGGAAAAAAAGTCAGATCTACGTCTGGCTGCGTGTTAGAGATATGTTTTCTCAGCTCTCGAGAGTCTCGGGCTAATAATGCCACATCGACAAATTGTCGTACTGTTTTGTTATCTCGATCTCCGTTTACCGATGTAATAATATATTTTAAACGTGTAGATAATTCTGGGGAATTATTTGTTCCTAATTTTTTAAGACCATCTAATTCATTTTGAATCTTTTTTTCGTCTTCGTGAGTTAATAATTTATAGGTAATATTGATATTAGATGAGGGTAATGTAAAATAAAATTCATTTACACCTTTAGAAACTAATTTTGATTCATCAAATGGTTTATTATCTATTTTAGATAAATCTACTACATGTTGTTCTCCATCATATTCAAATTCATAATCTTTACCATATCCTAAAATACGAGCAGCTACCATAATGGCATTTTTATCACCAACAACTAAATCATTATAATTAATTTTAGAAACAATTAGTGCTTGAAGTAATTTATCTATAACTGTTCCTTTTTGAATATAACTTTGATTTGTTAAAATATCTTCTTCCTTAGCGGTCATATATTTCATTTCAACTTTACCACTTGATAAAGGATTTTCAGGTGGATAAACTAAACCTTTTGAAGGTAAATCAATAGTTTCGGTTGGTATTGTAACGTTTTGATCCATAAATTTAATTTAATGTAACTTTTGTTTATTATAAATATATAAAAAAATAGGAATTTATCAAGTTTAAATATTATTTTGCTGCTCCTCCAAACAGCGATCCTATAGCTTGAATACCATTGCCTACTCCTTTAATTACTTTTACCACAGTGTTTCCGGGTTTTGGAGATTTTGGTCCTTCAGGTTCATTTGCTTTTGGTGCTATGCCTAAATCTAATTCAATATTTTCTTGATATTTTTTACTTGAATCATATTTTGGGGTAAACTTTTGAGCACCTATAGATGGAGCCCCTTGTATAGTATCAGGCCATGCTTTAATAGCAGAACGACCTGTTGTTTCTAAAGGATATGAAGTGGGATCATTTGCTGATTTATATTGTATGATTTTATTATCGTCTAAGTTAGTAATATTTAGTATTTTAGGATTTACAGGATCTCCTGATAATAGACTACCGGATAGCACTCTATTTAAAACATTAAATTTTTCTAAGTATGTATTTTTAGGTAAATCTTTTTGATTAAATGGTTTAGGAGCGTTTGCAACGTTTAAAGTTATTGGTGGTGTAATTGTCTCAGATGTAGGAGTTCCGGTGTTTAAAGCGGGGTATACAGTTGGATCGTTTATTCCTTTAGCTGGGCTGTTGTTTGTGATATTTGCAACATCTAAACTAGTAATACTTAATACTGTTGGGTTTTTAGGATCATCTGATAATGGACTATTAGATATAACTTTGTTATTTATCTGACTAGTATATGTATTTACAGGAGTATACTTTTGACTAAAATTTGTAGGAGGACCTACAGGTGTTCTATCTACTGTTGGAGTACCAGTAACATCATAAGGGTATACAGTAGTAATATCTTTATTTGGACCACCGATTACACCTGCTTTTTCAACATCTAAATTAGTAATAGCTAACACGGTTGGATCCCCAGGATTATCTGATAAAGCACTATTTGTTACTATTTTATCGTTTATTTGGTTTTCGTAAGGATTTTGAGGAGTATATTTTTGTGTAAATTGTTTTGCAGGTCCACCGGGGTTTTGAGTTGTTGTAGGAGTCCCAGATACATTTTTAGGATATTGAGTATTATAATCTCTATTTGGGCCACCAAAAATTTTAGAATCTTCAACATCTAAACTAGTTTTATTAAGTGAAGATGCTAATTGTAATATAGGTGAAAGAGAAGTAACTGAGTCTGTATTTGGTCCTTGTGCACTTATCGAGTTATTAGGGTTTCCTACAGTTTGACCTAAATACGTAAATGTAGGTGAAAATTTAGGAACATAATTTTTAGCAGCTCCTGGGCTTGCTTGAATTGTTGGAGTGCCAGTGGAGGTAGCTGGGTATTGAGTTTGTAAATCTTTATTTGGACCACCCAATACATTAGCGTTTTCTAAATCCAAATTAGTTTTATTAAATGAGTCTAATAAACTAGCCATATCAATTATAAATATTAAAAATAAAAAGAGCCTGACATGCGTCAAGCTCCTTTACATTTATTGTGTTTTGATTATTAGAAGTTTAGGATACAGTAATCCATTCCTAAGGTAACAGCTATCTCAGATGCTGCAGTATCATCATCCCAACTATAATCGCCAAAGTTTGCAGATTTGATAAATGCGCCTTTAATTACCCATTCACTTACGATATCACCTACAGGACCTAATACATTAATAGTTATATCTTTCTTATAGAAGTCAGAATAACCATCACGACCAGTTACTGATTCGTGGTGTAAACGTACCCATTCCATTACAGCTTGAGCACCAGATGGTGTGATAGGATCAAATAAAGTCATTTCAATATCTTGCCACTCAGCTTTACCTTTAATTTTACGGTAAACGTTGATGTGGTTCAATTTAATTTCTTGCATTTGAACTTGAACAGCACCTATTTTTTTAATTACATATGAAGGAATGCCATCAACA